CAAACAGTGAAAGCTATGGAAGATTCAGGCTACATTGAAGTAAAAGATGGGGTTGTTTTTCCTAAAGCACTTGAACACATTTGATCAGTATGATACAATGCAAAGTTCGACCCTCTACAAACACAACATTCTTAAAGGAGAAAAAATGAAAATAAATATAGACTACTCACGCGATAACCTCTTGACAACAGCAGGTAAAATGATACTGAAAGACAGGTATATGTTACCGACAGAGGCTAGTCCACAGGACGCTTTCGCAAGAGCATCAATGGCCTTTGCAGATGATGAAGAACATGCTCAAAGGTTATATGATTACTCGAGTAAACTATGGTTTATGTTTGCTACTCCTATTTTATCTAATGGGGGCACCACAAGAGGGTTACCTATATCTTGTTTCTTAAACTACGTTGATGATTCGAGAGAAGGATTAGCAGATCATTACACAGAAAACATTTGGTTGTCTAGTATGGGTGGAGGAATAGGCGGTTACTGGGGAGCAATTCGATCACAAGGAATGGCAACCAGCATTGGTAATAAAACTACAGGAGTGATACCTTTCATGCATGTGGTTGATTCTCAGATGACTGCCTTCCATCAAGGAGCAACGAGACGAGGAAGCTATGCGGCTTACATGGATGTAGCACATCCTGAGATAATAGAATTTATTGAGATGCGTAAGCCTACTGGTGGAGATATACATAGGAAGAATTTAAATTTACATCACGGTATTAATATATCAGATAAGTTTATGGAAGCAGTACAAGATGGAAAGCCTTGGGATTTAATTGATCCACATACTCAACAAGTTATTAATACTATAGATGCACGTACGTTGTGGATTAAAATATTAGAAACAAGAGTAGCAACAGGTGAACCTTATCTTTGTTTTGTTGATACAGTTAATGAAGCACTACCTCAATCACAAAAAGATTTAGGTTTAAAGTTTAATCATTCTAATTTATGTTCAGAGATTACATTACCTACTGCTATGGATAGAACTGCAGTATGTTGTTTGTCTTCTACTAACTTAGAATTTTATGATGAGTGGAAAGACAATCCATTATTCATAGAGGATTTGGTACGTATGCTTGATAATGTTCTTGAACATTTCATAGCCAATGCTCCACAGTATATGTGGAAAGCCGTGAACAGTGCACGTCATGAGCGTGCTATAGGACTGGGGGCTATGGGTTTACATACATACTTCCAAAAGAAAGGCTTGCCCTTTGATGGTCCTATGTCTAAAGATATTAACCACAATATCTTCAAGCATATAAACAAACAAGCTCAACTCGCAAACTATAAGTTGGGAACTGAGAGAGGTTCCCCTTCAGATATGGAGGGCACGGGCAAAAGACACTCCCATGTGATCGCTATTGCGCCTAATGCATCTTCATCTATTATCTGTGGGGGTACTTCTCCATCGGTAGAACCTATGCGAGCTAACTCTTTTTCTCAGAAAACTTTAACAGGTACGTTTGAAATACGTAACAAGTATCTAGAGAAAAGATTGATAGAACTCAATAGAAATAATAAAGAAGTGTGGAAATCTATTACTACTAATGGCGGTAGTGTTCAACACTTTGAGTTCTTATCAGAGGAAGATAAGAACATATTCAAAACTGCTATTGAAATGGATCAGAATATATTAGTAGAATTTGCAGGAGATAGACAGCAATACATATGCCAATCTCAAAGTCTGAATATATTTTTAAGACCTGATGTCAACTCTAAAGAGTTACATCTAATACACTTCAGAGCATGGAAGAATAAAGTGAAGACTTTATACTACTTAAGAAGTCAAGCATTAAAGAAAGTAGAAAACTTAACAACAAAGATTGAACGTACAGTACGCCCTGACTTCCAAACAGAAGAAGAGTGTGTTGCATGTCAAGCGTAAATAACAAAGGAGAAATAAATGTCAGTATTTGAAGGACGAGAATATTATAAACCGTTTGAATACCCGTGGGCTTTCGAAGCTTACGATCAACAACAGAAGATGCACTGGTTACCCAGTGAAGTTCCATTACATGAAGATGTGAATGACTGGAACTCAAAGATGAGTGAGCCAGAAAAAAACTTAGTAAAACAAATCTTAACTTTCTTTACACAAGGTGATGTAGATATAGCACAGGCCTATATGGATGTGTATATACCCATGTTTAAAAAACCTGAAGTGCGTATGATGTTATCCGCTATTGCTACATCAGAGGCTAACCATGCGCACAGTTACTCTTTACTTAACGATACTATAGGTATGGATGACAGAGAGTACAAAGCATTTCAAGAATACAAAGAGATGGCAGACAAACATAATTATTTATGGGAGAGTAAGGGTGGTAATGATAATCAAAAAGTTATCAGAGACATGGCAGTCTTCTCTGCATTTGGTGAGGGCTTACAATTGTTTGGGTCATTCATCATGCTGTTAAACTTTCAAAGGTTTGGTAAGATGAAAGGTATGGGGCAGATTGTTGCATGGTCTATCAGAGATGAGAACCATCACGTAGAAAATATGTTAAAGCTATTTCATACTATACTAGATGAACAACCAGAGCTTTGGAATGATGACTTTAAGAAGTCACTCTACGATATATGTAGGGATATGGTAACTCTCGAAGAGAAGTTCATTGACCTGGCATTTAACCAAGGACCTGTTGAAGGACTGACTGCTGACGATGTAAAGAAGTATATACACTACATGGCAGACAGAAGATTACTACAGCTAGGACTCAAGCCTAACTATGGTGTCAAAGAAAACCCATTAGATTGGGTAGACTATGTAGTCAATGGACAGGCACATGAGAACTTCTTTGAGACTAGATCAACTGAGTATGCTAAGGGTGCAGTACAAGGTAACTGGTCTGATGCATTTTAATGTTGACAAATAGTATCAACTATGATATACTTAATTTAATAAGTGGGGGGCACAAAGAACCTTTCGAGCCTTAGATGAAATATTTAAGGAAAGTTTGGGGATACTCAACTTCCACACCGAGTGAAGGGCAGATTGAAAAGTCTGCCCTTTTTTTATTCAGGAGATAAAATGAAACAGTTTACTTACCCACAGACCACACCATACGACAGCCTTGCAAAAACGCTATACCAGTCATTCACTAATTTCCAGTTGACTAAACGCTTCAAGTTTGATAGACTCTCGATCAAGGATAAGGACTATTGGAGAGCCTTAGCCGAGATATCCAAACGGGAGAAACTATGGAAAACGTAAAGAACAATGTGTTTAGTATGACAAGATTATCTATTGATAAGTTTATCAATATGTTTGAAACTAAAGATACTAGCGCGGAAAAAGAACTCGAACTGTTTGTCAAGAACGAGTATAAAGATGATTGGCAATGGGCATTAGCCTACTACAGAGACTTTAAAGTCTTTCCTAGAAACTACATCAAGTAGTCAATAGATCAGAGAAGCTGGGTAGTGAAAACTACCTAGTCTTGCTCTTTAAATTCATAGAAGAAATTGTTATCGTCACCTGCGGTATACTTAGATTTACTCTCAACACCATACTCAATAGTAGATACCTTGTAATCAGGGAACCTCATCTTCTTAGGTGATAAAGATTTGTCATAGAATATGACACGGTTATTAGGCTGAGCAGCGAAGTACCCATTGTCTAATTGAATAATATTAAAAGACTTATGCTGTGTAGGTATCTCAGAATACCCCACATCTGGTATGTTGTACTCAGGATGACAACTATCTATGGTGTATAAATACTCACCAAAATAAAAATTCCCGTTAGGAGCCTTGTATTTACATTTACCTGACCCTACACTCACCTTTTGTATAACTGAGATGTGATAGCTAAAAGCGTCCCATAATTCAAGGTCTTCCAGCTGCATCTCTTCTTTGGTTTCTTTCCAAACAAACGCGGATATAGGAAGCTTATCGTATAAAGCACCAGTCTCATAGAGATATGTCTCAAAGTACAGAGCTCTACCCTGTATAGACTTAACTGTTATCCATATACCTGGCTCGTATTCACCGTGCCCCTTCTCAAAGTCATAGAGATATTCCTTCTTAACAAGGACCTCAGTAGGTGGTATGTTAGCTACAAGAAATGACATTAGTTTCTGTACTTATCTAGTGTGTCAATAGAAAAAGTATCCACACAATTGTAGTAGAATCCGCCACCATCTTTAAATAGATCTTCTATCTCTTGAGATATATCAAATCCTTCAAACATACAAGTGTCAAAGCTTACGTGTACAGGTTCGCCCATAATTCTTACGCAACTCTTCTCTTCATATTCACCACCAGGTAAACAAAGTTGAGCAAGCAGCACCCATTTAAGCATCAGCTTGAGATCTGATTATTAAAGAAAGTTCCTCAGCACGGTGCGGAGTTTGTTTACTCCACCTAGAGTCGAGCATCTCATCTGCCGCACCATTGTACTGAAGTTTGGATAAGTTCAATAAGAACTTCTTGAATTTCCTAACTCCGCTTTCACCAAGTTGGAATACCATTTCGATTAGAACTTCGAAAACCACTGCTCTATGCTCGTTAATGTGGATATCACAATCCGCAGCAATACGCATAGCGCCCTGGCTAGCATTTTCCAGATCGTGCTGAAAGGTATCTTCAAGCTGATCCACACTATATTCAATGCCTTCTTCATAGTCGTCCTCCTTTGTTATCAAATGGCCCCACCCTATCGTAGCCTTACCAAGTGAGTCTTTATAAATGAAAGATCTAAACCCTTCATGTTCTTTTATTCTCTCCTCTAAATTTTTTTTCATTACTTAGCAACCCCTTTTACTTTCTCAAAACTTCTAATGCCAGCCATTCCTAAAAGAGCCATGACTAAGGGCATCAATGTACCCATGTCTAGTGCAGGTAACTCTTGTGTTTGTACATCGAATACTGCTAGAAAGAATATGAGAAAATTCTTAATGACATATTCCCATGCGATTGCGAGAGCACAGGAGAATCCAATGAGTGGTCTCCATGAACGCTGCAAGAAACCAGAGATACCACCAGAAGTAGACTTAGCATCTGCCAAATTGATTTGACTCTGTGCCTGATTAAGTGTGGCTTCAATTTCTTTAAGTTTAATTTTTGCATTATTCTTTTCATCTTCACTTGTGTGAACAGAATCTATTATAGATCCTACTGTTTTAACAAGGCCTCCGCCTAATAATTTATCTAACATTATGTAACCTTCCTGTACTTCTTAACTTTCTTCTTAAT